AAATTCTTTTGATTGTAAGTATGTATGTCTCCATTTAAAATTAGATCCACATATTCTTTTCCACCCGTGTAATTATATATGTAGTGGGCTAGACATCTAGCTTCTAATCCACTAGCGTCACAACCCACTAACACATAACTTTTAGAGGGGATAAAAAGTTCTCTACACTCCTTACCATAAGGAGAATTAATACTTGGTACTTGTTGAAGATTAGGAGAACGTGAGCTCATTCTTCCTGTAGTAATATTCGTTATATAGTTGGTATGTATTCTGCCTTTCTTAACGACTTTTAACCAACCATTCTTACCATCAATTAACATACCTAATCTTTTTTCTATTAATAGATATTCATTAAGTTCTTTAGCTTCTGGGTAATCTAAATGAGATAAAACTTCTTCATCTACTATTGGTAAACCTGTTTCAGAAAACTTTTTAGGTTTCCATTTTCTTAGTTCCATTAATCTATTTGATATATGTTGGCGACTTGATGGATTAAATTTAACTGTTTTAGATTTTCTTATAGCTACACCTTTTGTATATCCTAATTTTTTATTATTAACTTTTGGTACAAACTCTCCAAGATCAACTTGCCAATCTGGGAATCTATTTTCTAAAGCTAATTTAAGATCATGTGTTCTACCTAATAATTTAACATGAAGTTCTTTTGCTTTTTCTTCATCAAAGCCAAAACCTTTTTCTTCTTGTAGTTTAAGAATGTTTGCAACTTCATGCTCTAATTCTATACTTTCTTTACTAAATCCTTTTTCTAAAAGCTTTTTATAAAGTAATGATGTTAGTTTAACGTCTTGAATACAATACTCTAACATCTGGGGTGTAAAGACATCAAAAGTATTTACTTCAGCAAAGTCTCCTTTGTGAAAGTTTAATCTTTGTCCCCAAGCTTTTAAACTGTGTTTTCCAACACTAGACTTTTCTATTCGATCACTTGCCAACAATTTGAAATCAACACTATTTGCTATGTCAGGGTAGATAAGACGACTTAGGCATAATGTGTCATGGACTAACTCAGGGCTATGAGAGTAATTATACAAACGTTTTAAGACAGGGAGGTCGTACTTAATAACGTTGTGTCCCACGATTAAATTGTCGGCAAGTAAATCAATACCTTTCGGTATATCCCGTCCTACGAACGAAATTTCTTTTCCATCTTTTTGCAAGACTAAACAATGTACTTTAGATGGGTTTAGACCATCTGTTTCTATATCAAAAATTATTGGTTGTTTCATATTCTTTAAGTCTCCCTGTTTCTGAATTGTATTGAAGAACAGTTCCAATTCCTGTTATTCCTGCAAAACGATTTTTTAATATTCTTACTGTTGTCTTTTTAGAATTTTCTGCATCTGAAGTTGATCTTTCACAACCAATGCAAATGTCAGTTAATTGACCAATAGAACCCGAGCCTCTTAATTGGCCTAAAGAAGTTTTTAAACCATCAGTATGATCTTTGTTTCCCTCTGGTCTTTTTAAATGTGAAATTATTATAACACCAATATTTAATTGTTCTGTTAATGCTCTAAGTTTAGTCATTAACAAATCAATAGTTTTTCTTTCATCATTAGTTTCTAATCCACTAACAATAATTGAAATATGATCTATGAATAAATATTCTATGTCTAATGCTTTAGCAAAATACTTAATCTTATTTATAATTGTATTTTCTTCTACTGAACCCCAATGATCATATAAAAATACTTTTCCATTACCTATTGTTTCTTTATATGCTTGTTCTAATTCTATTTCAGTTACATTACTTCTATCTATGTGAATAGGTTTGTTTAAATGTAAACCAATTATTCCTTCACAAGTTCTTTTTAAACTTTCTTCAAGAGATATAATTCCAATTCTTTTTCCTTCTTTAATTAAATGGTAAGCAATTTCTTTAGTCATTAACGACTTACCTATTCCTGAACCACCAGTTATTGTAACTATCTCTCTTTTTCTAATACCAAAAAGTTTTCTATTAAGTCCTTCGTAAGGATAAAATGCCGTTGCTTTTTCATCTTCTTTTTTAATTACTTCCCAAAGTTCTTCACCAGCAACAACGCCATCAGGTCGGTAAGTCTTAGCTTCCCACATAGCTTTTATGACATCAGCACCTAACCCGTTAACTAACATTTCGTTTACGTCTTTAAGAGCAAACGTAGCAATTTTAGCTTTACCTACAGATAATAGTTCTGCACATTTTTTAGCACATTCTTGACCCGCATCATCTTGATCCATAAATAAGATGACCTGTTCAAAGCTTTCTAAATATTCGAGTTGTTTCTTTAACGACTTAACTGCCCCGTTAACTCCGTTAGGTATTCCTACTACCGCATATTTATGATTAAATAATTGAGACAAACTACAAGTGTCTATCTCTCCCTCACAAATACATAAAATTTTACCACCACTATTCCATAAGTGTTGGCCATAAAGTGTAGCTTTATTTATATCTCCAAGAGTTTTAAAGTCTTTGTTTTTAAATCTTAACTTTTGAAATACAGGTTTTTTATTTTTATCGTAATAAGTTGCTACTTGAACAGGTTGTCCATTATATTCTGAAACTTTGTAATCCCATTTTTCACAAGTTTCATAAGTAAGTTTCCTACTTGGTAAACTAACGGTTTTACCGTCAAGTAAATCTGTCCTAGTATCGCTTGTAACCACCACATTATTATCATCATTCCGAACAGTAGTATTGCACACGAAACAAAAAGTATGGCCATCAGAGTATAAAGCCATTCCGTCACTAGATGAACAATGCGTACACGGTAAGTGTTTAACAAATTGACTATCATCATCATTATTCATCGTGACCACCCATTCTGCCTGCATTGAGGCGGTCTTCTTCCATTCTTTTAATTTTTAATTGAAGTTCACTAATCTGTCTTTGAAGAACGCCATTAACTTTTTTATGAGCTTCTTCCATGTCTTGTAAGTTTCTAATACTTACATACAAAACTCTTTTTTCTTCTTTTAAATCTTCGTTTTCTTTTAATAAAGTTTTGTAATCTTTTTCAATTTTATTTTTGTTTTTATTACTATCTATAACTTCTTTAATTTTGTCGTTTATCTCTGTCATGTTCCTCCCGATTATTTGTTATCCATTCATTAGGAATAATTTTATCTGCGAATTGAAATCCGTTTTTAGTACACCAATCTGCGTAACTTGTTTTTGAACCTTTGTAGATTTTGTTTTTTGAGTTCCCAAAAACAAATCTAATATCAAGATTTGGGTGTTGTTCTTTAACCAATAGATGTTTCTTTCTATCTTCTCTTTTAAAGAAACCTTTAATTTCAATAAGTATTCCATTTTCCAATTCAATATCTGGGGTGTATTTATGTTTCGTGGCGGGCTTGAAGTAGCATACAACACGTTGTTCATAACCAAAACTAACATTCCTTTGTTTTAAATTATTAATTACGTTTTCTTCAAGCCCACTACGATACTTAGAAGTCCGCTTCTTGCGAAACGGAAACTTCTTTTTTCCCACTAGGTACATTGTTGGAAACTTTTTCTTCTTCAAAACCATAGTCGTAATCAGAAGA